GTATCCCTCCAAACACCTCCGCTACTTAAATAATATAAACTTGCTTTATTGACTGGCGATGTTATCCTTACGTCGTGAAGCTCGTCCAACTCCTGACCATTTCTTATTTTTACAAACAATTCCCCCGAACCAGCATTGCTTTTAACACAAACGCCAATATAAACAGTGTGTTGAGGTGCTTGAGGTTTTGTTGATGTCAAGCCACCAGCCACCGTTGGCGAAAGATAAACCGCTGAATCTTCAACTAATGCACTTGTATTTATATTTGTAATTAAACCTTCAGTAATTACATAGCCGCTTTGATTATTTGCTATTGATTCCGCAACAATGCCAAAGGTACTTGCTGAAAAGGCATCAGTAACGCCTAACCCTTTTGCAACCGTAATTCTATTACCTTGACTTCCTGATAAATACACCGCAGTACCTTTTGCCAAAGTTGCACCCGTGCGGTTATTAACCCTTTGGTGTAATTGTTGACCTATTACATTGGTAACTAAACTACCTTTTAATCCTTGTATTAAACTTCCTTGCGTATCATTATATTCAATCTCTCCCACTCCCACCGTGCCATCCTTGGCAGTGTTAAAGGTAATAGAATCAAAAGGCATAGTTAAACCCGATGTTCCACCGCCAACTAAGCCCCAAACGTTGGAAGTAAAATCAAAGGAGTATATTTTTAGATTTACTGTGTCGATTATTAACCATGCGTTTTGATTTGTAGTTGGTTGAATGGATGATGTATCGCTCAATGAACCACGCCAAACCAAACCGTCGGCTGTTGTTTGGAAACCTAATCTTTGCTTGTTAGGATTTGCTGGGTACTGGGCACAGGCAAAGGATGATGCAAGGATTATAAGGGCAATGGAAAGACCCTGCCGTTTATTGCCTACTTTGTTTATTAGCTTTTTACCTACTCCAAGAACAAGTTCTTTAATTAATAATAATGCAATTTCTCCAAGTCCTTTTAAAAACCTTCTTTCTTTTTTTGGTACTGGTATTTGTTCCATTATATAATTATAAAAAAAATGATGTAATTAGAGCCATCGTAATGCGTGACTGAATCAATAGTAATATTTGAACCAGCTACACTATATTGACTATCAACCAATAATTGACCGTTTTGAAAAACTAATATTTGTTCTGTAACGCTTGGTAAAACACCTGCATTTTTAGTAATAGTAAGAATAGCTGTATAGCTATTAAGAAATTCTTGTGTAAATACTTTTGTTACACTATTATTTTGTGTAGTTGGTTCACTGTTTGTTGGATTTATTGAACCAGTCCCTGCCACACCTCCAGCACTTCGATTTGATGTTCTACCAGAATCAAAATCCAAACCTCTTAATAAAACTGTTTTTTCAGTATATCCCATTAGCTTTGGTCTGTTATTTCTACAAATGTACCATTAACTATATCTGTTTGCAAATCTAATGTTGCATTTTCCATTATATATGTAACGCTATTATTTAAAATTGCAAGGTGCGGAAACCAAGGATTATCTCTATCAAGTATTTGAAATTTCATACCAACCATTTTTCTAACCGGAAACAACTGACCTTTAATAATTTCATTAACTAATAATTGATTAATATTTTTTCCTGTTCCTGTATTACCTACCCTCCAACCATCGCCATCAGTTATTTGCCATGTATTTGCCGTATTTTTTACACGAATTGCACCAGGCGAACCAAGGGAAGGACCATCCCCAAAAAATACACGTTTTTTAACAGAAATACTTGATGTGTCATTATTAAACGAACCAAATACCTTAACATCATTTTGACCATCTAAATTACCAGCTGCTAAATGCTCCATAAATAAATTGCCAAGTTCATAGAATTTTAAATATGATGCAATTAAATCAGTTCCCGTTTCCGTTCTAACTTGACTAATTAAAAATCTTACTCCAACATCTCCGCTCTCTGGCATTGTTGGAGATGTCCAATTTACTATTATATTACTTACTGTTCCACCAGCAGCAGGCAAAATTGAAGAACCTCCAGGTATTACAAATTTATAATAGTTAAAAGTAGTTTCCCAACTTTGAGCAGTAAAGGTGTGCTGAAATCCATTATATGTAAGATCTCTTTTTAACCAATATTTTACATGGTTTATTTTAACGTAATCAATTTTACCGTTAAATGTACCACTTGGATCAAAGGTTAATTGTTGAGTTGATACACATACTATTCTTTCATAGTATTCTCCTGTTGCAGTAATACTAAATGTATCGCCTCCCATTTTTAAAACTAATGTTCCACTTGTCACTTCAATGCCAAAGCTGACATAATATGTCGCTCCATTTGTTGGAGTAAAAAAAGTATAAACTAAATCACCTGTTGCATTTGTTGCCTTTGCATGACCAAGTGCTGCACCGTTACCATCGGAAAAAGTCCATCCTGTACCAAGCGTCCATGTAGTAACTTCTGGTGCGCGATTTGCCGTTAAGAAATCAATTAATGGGACAACAATAGGTCTTAACTCAATGACAAAACTACCTTCAACAATATGAGGTGCAATCGTACTACTTCCTACTTGACTATCTCGATACTTCATTACAGAGGTATAGGTTATAGTTGCCTCATCATTATTATAATCAAGGTCTTTTGCTGTAAAAAATTCTGTATTTAAATTGTTAAATATCTTTCCTGATAATAAATTTACTGATGCGATATGTTCATATTCAATATCCAAATCTTTTATATGACCATAATATCCCCACCTTCCACCGCTAAATCTTAATAATTTATTTGAGCCGCTATAATTGTCATTTAATAAAGTAGGTAAAAAACTTGTAGCTTGTTGTAGTGTACTTGTTAAGTAGTAAATTGACAAAAGTACTGGACTATTTAAATACATATTAGGCTGTATCATATAAAACTTTCTGTCTGAAAAGAAAAATCTCATTCCTAAAGGAGTCATTATTCTTTTTAAAACATCATAACATTTCATGTATGTTATATTGTCTTTTGTGTCAATGGTATAAAATACTTTATGATTTACACGCATTCTAAGAAGCGGATCAATTGAAGTTGAATATGTCCAACTATCTTCATGCCAATTAAAGGCAGTTGCTAAAATACCTACACTTGTGCCATATATATCTTGTACATAGGTAAGTTTTTGTAAGCAATTATTTACATGGTTTACAATAGTATCGTCACCTTGATAAACATCATAGCCATCTGGCTTATAATCAATTCCTTTGAGCCATCCTATGCCATCAACTGCATTAATAGTATAAGCATATCCAACCGAAAGAGGAACATCATCAAATTCAACTAAATCAGCTAATATATAACCATACCAATAAAAGTTAGGACTATCTGCAGCATCATGACCAATTAAAGTAATGGTAAATCTACCTTCAGCTGCTACTAAAAAATCAGTTAGAAAATCTTGTATTGCTACTGTATTTATAATAATAGTAAACTTAAAATTACTGGCAATTATAGGAGCGTATCTCTCTAAACCATTTTCAACCTCCGACTGCCATGTAATCGCAGCATCAAGCATTTCTACATTCGTTGTTGCACCAGAAAAAACTGTGTCATTTATTGACAAAGTATATTTGCGCCTTTTTTCTGAATAGAATGTAGATGTATACCTTGCTGCCATTATCTTATTCTTGTGTTTACATTTCTTGCTTTCTCCATTATTACAATTAAATCAGCACCACTAACACGAGTAGATAAAACATAAGGAGAGCCACCTCCATCTAACATACCTCTTAACTTGGAAAGAGGTGCTATTACTTCAGGGTCAACCCTTGCGTTTTTGTTATCTCCAACCATTGCCATAGTTGGGCCCATTGCTAAACCACCTTCTGCAAGGGCAGGAATTTTACTTTTAACTAATTTTGACAAAGCAACCAATGCAACACCACCTGCAATGGCAAGAGCAGGATTAATAGGAGGTTTAAGTGCTAATTTTATACCAGCGGCAGTTACACCAGTTTGAATAGCTAACTTACCAAATGATGCTAAAGCATCAGCTAATGGAGTAATTAATGCTCCAATACTAAATCCAGCACCTGTCAAAGCATTACCTAACTGCTCACCAAATCCAATCGCTAAATCATTTAAAGTACCATCTACTATATCTTGTAATCCAGCATTTAAAATTTCAAAACTATCAGCTAATAAATTAATTTTTTCGTTTAATTTTATTGCTGCTGCATCTGCCTCTGTAAATGGAGTTGCCATGTCCGGAGGATTAGCTTTTAATCTTTCTCCAAAAGCTAAAACATCATTTGCAGCATTTTTCATTGAGGCTAAACCATCTTCTGTTAATCCTAATTGTTCTCTTAATTTAGGTGCAACATCAGTAATTACAGCTTGATTTAATGCATCTTTTGCTTTTTGTAATTCATTTAAAGTTTTATATTCATCAAAAGCAAATAATTTTTTATCTAATTTGGCATCTTGATTTTCTTTTTTTGTTGGTGGAGTTGGAATTGGATCTGCTTTAACTATTGGTGGAGCTTTAAACGTACCTTTTGGTTGTGGTGATAATAAAGTAGGTTCACCATAAATAAACTCAGTACCAAAACTTCCTTTTTTAGCAGGATTTATATTGTTTGCACCTTTTTGTTTTTGATTAATATTTAAAAACTTTTCAACTGCTTTATCAAGAACATCTGCAATTTCATATATTAAATTAAAAAAGTTAAATATTTGATTAATAGAATCAAAAACCACCTTTAGCAAATAATTAAATAAAGGAGTTAAATGGCCTAATAATTTGATAATATTTGAAAAAATATCTTTTAAATAACCAAATGTTTTTAATAAAGTTGAACCTGTTTGATTTATTGTTTTTTGACCTTCATTTGTATTATAATATGCAACACCTAAACCTACTACTGCTAAAGTTAATGCTCCTATTCCTGTTGCGCTTGCAGCAATGCTAAATAAAGTCATTAATGTTCTTGTTAAAGCAATTATGCTTGATATTGATGTAGCCAATTGACCAACTACTAATATAATTGGTCCAATTGCAGCAGCAAACAAAGCAAACTTTACAATATTTTCTTGTTGTGCAGGTGATAAAGCTTTAAACTTATCCACCATCATTTGAATCTTATTAGATATTTTTGTAAATACTTCTTCTAATTTTAGTGTTTCATTTATAGTTTTACCAAGTTCATTTAAACTTATAAAAATATTGTCACTTAAATTCTCAAAATTATTTGCAAGTCCTCCTGTAACATTTTGCGTTTGAGGTAATAAAGATAATGCATTACTAAGTTGTAAAGTAAAATCTTTAGCACTAATACCTGTTTCTCGAATTGCATCAATATTTGAAGTACCAAAAGCAGCTCGCATACCTTCAGCCATTAATGGTAAATTACTTTGTATTACTTTGTAATCTTCCGCTAATAACTTATTTTTTGATATCATTTGCGTAAGCTGATATTGAATTGCTTCTAATTCAACCTTACCCTTACCAACAGCAGCCAAAGCAGTACCAAAACCCATCAATGTAGATTTTGCTTCTTCAGCACTTAAACCAACGGCTTGTAAATTTATACTACCTTGTACAGCTTCTTTTAATCCTAAACCTGGCAACTTTGCAACCTCTCTAAGTTTAACTATCTCATCCTTTGCAAGCTCACTACTTCCCATAATGGCAGTTAAACCTTTTTCCAACTTTTCCATGTCGGAAAATGCTTTTACAGATGCAATGCCAAGACCAATTATTGGTACAGTTAATGACTGGGTTAAATTTGTACCAATATTTTTCATTGAATTACCAAACTTAGATAAAGATTTTTCAACCTTTCCCAATTCGCGATCTAAATTGGAAACATCAATTCCAAGTTTTAGATTTAACTGTGAAGCATTAGCCATATCTTATTCTTTATCCCATTTATCAAAAATTGATTTGTCAATGTCTGATAAACTTCTATTTGTTTCTTTCTTTACAGGATTCTCCCACGGAAACTCGATTAAATCTTTAGGCTTAATAGACTTTCCTTTAGCTGTATGAACATTTAATAAAAGTGTTGTTTGCCATCTGGCACGTTCCCACTCAAATTGTTGCTCTATTTCAAAGTGATTATTAAAGCCTTGCATGGCTATAATAACCTCTTTTAAACTCATGTCGTAATAATGCGAAGGAAGGATTCTTAATACTCCGAAACAAAAGCGTTCGATGTGTTCAAGTGTGAGCTCTCCTCCTTCGCCACTACGTTTTTTTCAGTGTCATCTTGCGGAGGTGAAATCTCGTTTGAAATCATTTCCATTATCCGCGCAATGCCTCCCATGTCCGTATCCACCAAGTCGCAAAAGGACTGTAAGTTATAAGGGCACTTTTCTCCCTTTGCCTTGTAGCCATGTTCAACACCGGTAAATGCAAGTTCAAGGGCAAGGAGAAGGTCTTCTCCTAAAAGGGAAAGGTCACTTAATTTAAGCTTCCTCTCCCTTAGAAATGTACCTAACACATACATACCAAATTTAATCGGTATAGATGTGTTGGCAATTGTTATTGACTTCATGTGTTAGGTTTTAAATTATGCTTTTGTTGTCTTCACGATTGCACCAGTCACCTCAAAGGATGCTGAATAACTTGTATTCTCTTCCACCGCTGCGTTTAAATCTAATGATGTACAAATAGCAGACATAGTAAACACATTGTCTCCTTGCACATCGGTAGTAAACTTAATCGTTAAAGCAGTGCCCGATATTAAGTCCGTAAAGAGATCGTCAAACAAGTAATTGGTAGATGAATCACCAGGGCCTGCGTACAATGCCTCAGTAGACAGTGTGCCGGATAGCTGACCTTTCTTTACTTCTCTCCATCCACCGCTTGCGCTATCCTTTGTAAGAATTTCACGCATTGCAGAAGAGATGTTCATTTGGCAGGATGTCGCGTAACCGATTGCAGTCGAATCTTTATACAAGCGCATCAACGTACCATTAACAATTCCAGTTGTTGCCATAATATTATTTTTTAGCTATTTTTAAATCTATATTATCATTAATCTTTTCCAATTCATTTTCATCCTGAAAATATTCCATTGGCATTGGCACGGGAATATAGATAGGTTGAGGTGCCTCTTGCACTTTCTTCTCTGGCATCTGCTCCACGACAAAGTCATCATCAAGATGCTCGGCAATGCCATCGGCAACAAGCTGGGTTCCGAAGTCGGAAAGGAATACACCAGTTGCGCCTATTGGCTTGTTATTACACTCTTTTTTTAATCTTAGTTTCATCTTTTCATTTTTGCCATAAAATCAATACTCATCCAATAAACGTTTAAGTCTGCATTATAAACTTGGCTATCAGATGACATATATTTTATTGTTTGAATATTGACTGAATTTAAAGTGCCAGTAAATCTGTCTAACCTATTCCTTACAGCGTTTGAAAGCGTTTGTGTAGTCTCG